GTCCATTGCGGTGACGAGAGTGGAGGAGGAGCCTGAGGAAGAGGAATAACGGCGGAGGCTGCTTGCCCATCATACCAAGAGTTTTGAACAGACGGCTGGAAAGAAACCAAGCCCGGGGCAACACAAAAAGGCGGGGGGCGGCCTCTTTTTTGTCCCCGCCGATAAGAGCCTTATCTTGGTACGCCTCGATTATATCCTCGGAAGTAATCTCTCCCTCAATAAGTGCGGGAATCTTGTTAAGATACTTCTCTTGAATAATGAACTCGTTATTGGCATACAGAGCGATTTCCGCCGCGCCGACTTCTTCAAGCCATTGTTCCGCGCTTTTGTATATCGGCTTCTCTTCGTATTGATTCGGGTTGACGAGCCGATATATGCGCTCAATCATTTGCTTACAGGTCTGCATATCCATAGCCAAAGCAACTCGTTTCCCGTTCTCGGTCTCATAGTACGCCTGGTCGTGATATACATACCCTTCGGGCTTTAACGAGAATTGTCTTTGCCCGCTTGAACTGCCGCCCTCACTATCTCCATTTCGGTCGCTTGCAGTTTCCCCTCTTTGAGATTGCTCTTGACCCACTCGTTGAACTTCACTATCGCCTCTTCCGTTCCGAGGTGATACCGAATTGTCAGATACGACCCCTCTGTTAGAGGAACTTGCTCTTCTATGGATTGAAGTAATGCTACTAACCCCTTTCTGTATGGATTGTCCTTTGCCAACGCCATTTGTGCGTTCCTCCATATACGATTGATATTGTTTTTGCGTTAATTTCGCAACAATTTGATAGCCCAAATCGGAGCTATCGAATTTCTCGATTAAATACCACGAACCATTGAACGATATAGCCGTTCTGTCGCCTGCAAGAACATCTGCACGGTGCGCCCAGCGCGTTGCAAGTTCGTTTGCCTGTGTACCTTTACCCTCTCTGTATGTAGGGAATGTGCCGTTTACTAACCCCTTCCTATTATACTGCGTCTCACTTTCGGAGTCAACCTGCGAAGCGATGTACTTCGCTCCGGCTTTATCGAGAGCCTTTTCAAAGAGCTGTTGCGCCTTTTCAAGTTTTTTGATGACCGTCTTTTCTTCGGGCGTTTTCGCCTTCAATACCTTGATGAAGTTTTTGATACGGTCATACAGCTTTCTCGCCAGGCTTCTTTTTGTAGTCGCCAAGCGTTGAATCGTCTGCTCGTTCCCAAGCAAAACCTCGCTTTGCTCCGCGACGACTTCGCTCACCAAAAGGCGCTGATTATCTGTGAGATTCCCCTCCGCCAGGGCGGTCGGAAGGCTGTCAACGTCGGCTTGCGTAATGCCATAATTCTTGCGCAGAATAGACTGAACGGCTTCGCTCGTGTCCGTCTCGTTGAACACAAACGAAGCGAAATCCGCCCACTCTTTTGTTCCCTCGGTAAAATGTTCGACTTCGTGGATAATCTTCTGTTGCCACACGTCGGATTCAAGCGCGTCCTTCCCCAACACGACCGTTTTCCCGTCGAGATATGAATAGAAATTGTCGGAACTTTCCGCAATAACGAAATCGGGCTGCACCAACCCCCTTTGACTCAAAGCGTTAAACGCCTTTTTGAACTTGGAATAGTTCGCCCTTTCCGTTTCTGTAAGCTCACCACTGAAAACCTTTGCCCCCTGCTTTGCGAGCTGTTCCGTGATTCTTTGCTCTTGACCGCGAAGAGAAGGGTGATAATACCGTGTGTCAAGACTTGCAAGCGGTGTCTGCGCCGCGCCATTTGCCTCCGTGCCCGCTTGAACAGTCTCGCTCGTGTTGGCGGCATTTTGGCTATTTTGCGTAATCCCGATACGCGCCGCAAAATCGGACTTCATAGAGCCGTCCGTATCAAACGCTTCGGAAAGCCTGTAATTCTTGATGAACTTCGCGCGATTCTTGTCGGAGGCTTTTTTAAGAGCCGTTTCAACATTTTGATAGTTCGCTCGAATACCGTCCGCAATCTTTGTGTCGGTCTGTTGCGTGAGTCTGTCATCGGCAAAAAGATTATTACGCTTCTTTTCAAGCGTTTCCACTTGGGCGATACTCTCGGAGATGTCCTCGTTGATTCCCCTCGCGGAATTTACAACTCTTCCGACCGTTCCGCCATACGCAAGCGCGGTCAAGCCACCGACAAGCCCTGCCTCGCCGACTCCCTTCCAATATTCGGGGTCTTCGTAATCCTCAAACGCCGATTTGCCCTTGTAAATTGATTTGAGGGCAGGATTCGCAAGCTCGGAGATAACTTCTTCCGCGCCTTCTTCAAGCGCACCCTTAACAATACGCTTGAACCCCGTATCTGCAACGGTTTTCCCAACACCGTCTAAAAGACCGCGCCCGAACACATTTCCCGTCAATCCGCCGCCAAGTTTTTCCGTGGCGACCTCTACTGCGCCGGAGGCAAGACCATATCCAAGACCTTGCCAATACCCCGCACCGTCATTATAGGCTTGTTCTGTTGCATTACCTGCGGCGCTCACGCCGAGCGTTGCCAAACTCGCCCCCTGTGCAACTGCGGCGGGCGCACCAAGTCCGCCCGTTACGACCGTTACAGCGCCGGCGGCCAACACCTCCCCGACGCCGCTCGCAACGCTTTCGATAATTCCGCCGTCTTTCAAATACGAGTATTTTGTCAATTCCTGCAACGGATTCCCGATAGTCTCTGTCGTCCAATCGTATGCGATATGCTCTTGAACGCTGTTTTGAAAGTCCTTATCGAAAATCCCGCCGATTCCGCCGACAATACCCGCTCCGAGGTCGTAAATGCCTTCGAGACCCTTTACCGCGCCTGTAATCACGTTCGCCGCCAAATCGCCTATTGTGGAGAGACCGCGAACAAAAAAGTTTTGACTCTCTTTGTCCTTATATTCTGCGCGAGCCTGTTGTAAACGCTGACGTTCACTTTCCTCCAACGCCTCTTTCTGTCTGTCGGCATATTGAGAGACGAAGCGGCGGTTTTCGCGTTCTTGCATAAAAGACTGCGCTCTTGCCCTTCTATCCGAAGGAGTTAGTGTATATGCCATATTATTCTCCTTTTATACCTCTGCGGACAAGTACCAATTCCCATTATAATAGGTCATAGTAATCTCGTTCCAATTCCCCCAAGAGTCCCAAGCGCCCGCACCGAAAGGCGAAAGAAGAAACGCTCCGATGTCGTCCCAGAAATTGAAATCATTCGAGCCTCTGTTGTCGACATTGCTCTTAATGGTCGTTCCGTTCGGGATATTCGGGTCAAACGGGTCGGAGTAACCAAGGGCTTTTAATTTGTCCTTGAAGTCATTGTTTCTCTTGATTTGATTTGCATTTTTATCAAGTTGCGATTGCAGCTGATAATATCTTCCGTCGTACTCTATGGATTCCTGTCCCGTAATGATTCGCTTATCTTTTTCGGCTTGCGCCTCCGCCTCCTCTTTCTGTCTATCAGCTTCGGTATAAACCTTCATAGATTCGATTTGGCTCTTATAAGCGTTATACGTTTGTTCGCCGAGAGCCGACCTATTACTCTCGATGTATTGAAGCATACGATTCTTTCCCTCTTCCGTCAGCACTCCGTTGTCGTTGAAATTGCTGGGGTCAACAAGCATATAGTCGATATTGGTAACAATGGCTTGATATGCCTGCTGTCTGTCTGCCTCCGCCTTTTGCTCCGCCTCCAACCTCTTCTGCTCGGCGTTTTGAGCTACAATGCCCTTTGCCGTTTGTTCAAGGGTCTGCAAGTTTTCATTGTTGAGAACTCCGCGATATTGATTGAGGAAAGAGGTCAGCTCTTCCTCTGTGCTATATCCGCTGCTCTCCAAGGCGTAAAGTGCTTGATTATACAATTCCGTTTGTTCTGTCTTATAATCGGAAAGATATTGATTAAAAATATCCAGCGTATCTTTTAATGCCCCTGTTTGTAAATCACCTGTTTCTCGCAGATAGTTGCTTTCAAGGTCTGCAAGCGTAGCATTTCTATTTGCCTCTAACGTGGATTTTGTGGCATTATAATCGCTTTCAATATCGCCCATACGATTATTATAGTCGGTATATGCTTGCAACATAGAGGATTCGCTCACACCCAAGCCGCCGAGACCCTGCGACTTGATTTGTGCCGGAAGATACTTTTTGAGCTTATCCAACGTAATGCTCGCCGCCTGTTGCGAATTGCGCCTGCTCGTATCAAGCGATTCTATGGATTGCCCATAGTTTTGTTCCACTTGCTCTTTGCCAAGATTGTAATACTTATCTAACGTCTGCCCTGTTAGATATGTGCCGTACAGACTGTTTCCGATAGCCCAATCGACATCGGACATACCCTGCCCTCTCGAAAATCCCTGCGAAGGGTCATAGTCTGCGCCGTAGTTCGCTCTGTACCATCCCAGGAAATCGTTGCCTTGATACTTCGCGCCAAATTCGTTACTTCCCGTTGCCGTAGCCGCGCCGCCCGTTCCCGCAGAAGTTCCGTCGTTGCCCGCAGGAACGCTCCCGCCGCCCGTTGCCGTAGGAGTTGTTTCTTTCATTGAAGCAAGCGTATCTGTCGATGTTTTTCCGCTTGAACTGTTTTTTATGGTCGGAAATTTTTCCACGTTGGGATTCCCGATGACAACGCCCTCATCGGTTACGCCGCCACTCCCGCCGCCATTCCAAACTTTTGCGACGACATCTTGGTCGAAGTTTCCGAGCCTGTCTTGCGGGGAAAGCTGAATTGCGCTGTTCGACCCGTAGGCTTCTTCCAAAGTGGTCGGGATTTTCTTTTTTCCGTCTGCACCGGTCAGCGCGTTGATATACTCCGCTTGCGAGGAATATCCGAGCCGCTTCCACGTCGGAGTGCTTCCGCCGCCATAAAGTGAGAGCTGATTAAACTTGTTGCTCAACGCCATTTTCTTCCACCTCCGTAATTTTTTCGGAATTGATGTAATTCTCAAACTTTTGCAAATTGTCTATCTTTTTGACGATTCTGCCCCTGTATTCGTCCACAACGAACATATAGGACTGATACATTTTGATAACGCCCGTGATAAAGAAAATCCCTATCTGTAAGGCTTTCCATATCAAGTCCGCATAGCTGAAATCCTGTACGAGTTCCGCGCCGTAATAACCGAACAGACAAGCAATGATGACTTTTGTAATAACATCGGAAATCGTCGCCCCTCGCTCATATTGCGATTTTGTCCTGCCGAGATAATACGGGTCTTGTTTCTTGCCGCCCTCGCTCGTTAGCCCGCTTGCTGTAAGCGGAGTAAGTTTTAGCCGAAGAGCCTTTCGGAAACACCGCAGCCGCTTAATCTCATCACCGCGAAGGAATTTGTCTTTGAGCCTGTCTTTGTTGACAACAAAAGGCTTTGCTCCGCCTTTTTCATCGAAATAATCATCATACCTCATTCCTTCGCTTGCAAGGATTTTTGTGCGCTGCATTTTCAACGCTTCCTCATTTTTCTCTTCGCACCACTTATCCAGGTGGTCAAGATACGGCGAAACACGCACGACAGCCTCTCCGTGTAGCCGAATTGTCTCTTGCACCCTTTCCTCCCGGTCTCCGTTCATCATTCCTTGCAAGTCGAAAATCCGATTGACGAACACGCCAAGGAAAAGCACCACCGCGCCGTCCGCCATAATCTCGCCGAACGTCTTTCCCGTTTTCCCCATTGTGATGACCGAGGTGGCTATGTAGATTGCGGAAACAAGACCGACAACCATATAGCCGATATTCTTTTTCAAGAAGTCTCTTGCCTTTTCGCCCATTATACTCTCCCGCTGCCGACGTACTTTTTAATGACCTCTTCCACCTTTTGCGTGGTAGCGTCGGCGGTCTTATTGACGAGAATGTTCTCCCGTGTGATTCGGATAGCCCGTTGAAAACAAATACAGTCCACGACTTCCCCCGCCAATGCCATACCACTGATAAGGAGAATGTCCGCCAATACTGCCTGTAATAAGTATGCCATAATAAAAACTATACCGAAGAATACAATTCTACTTAGCATACGCAATTTGCCGATGACTTTAAGGAGAAGCAACACAACAATAAGCGCGCCGCCAAAACACAGCTTTACCGTATCTGCGGGCGTTTCAGCGTACTTGTCCCAATTTATCGCAAAAACGACGACCAACGGAGCGACTGAAACGATGAAGCTGGCGATTTCCAAAAGGATAAGCCTACCCTTCAAACTCAACTTTTTCTTCGTCTTGTCCTTCATTTTCGCCTCCCACCTTGGCAATCTCGTTAGCGTACCCCTTTGTTACGAGTTCGCTGGTATTGCAGAATCCGAGCCGCACGATTTTTTCTGTATTCTTCGCAGTCGTCTCGATTACGCCGAGCCTCTCTTCAAGCCTGGCAATGCGGCTTTCATTTTTACCGTTGTTTTCCACGGTATCGTTGACATCTTTCGTCGCCTTTTTGAACTTCTCGACGGCGGACGAAATCTTGCTTATAATAGGGGTTGCAGCCAAGAGAATCGTGCCGATTGACGACAGCACGATGACGATATTAGGCGCGAGCTTTTCTTCTATGTACTCTTGCCACGCCACGTCGCCCACGGTAAGGAAATACACCCCGCAAGCTATGAGCGCGCCGAGAACTACTCCGATAAGCAGCCCGATAAAAAATCTTGCTTTCATACTTATTCCTCCTCGTCTTGGAAGCCAAAGTCAACGGGCTTTCCCTCCAAACAGTCATACCATTTTTCGCAAGGCTCGTTGCAGCCCTGCTTTTCGCACACGGCACAGATGTTTTCGACGGTTATTTTCATACAAACCACTCCTCCCGTTGAAGAGCGCCCATATCGCCCGCCGCCTCGATTTGTGCAACGGTTTTTCCGTCAAGGTCGTTGACCCACACCTCGCAAGCGTCGTCAATTTCCTTCTGGGTAAGAAGCCCACGGTCTTTGTCTCCGAGCGCGCTAACAAGCCACCTCGCTTTGCTGAAAACCTTTGTTTTTTCCATTTTTAGCCTCCTTTTTTCCGTGATTGCTCACGATTTTTTTGAGTTTGTTTCTCGGCGCGATTCCGTAAATATGTTCTTTATAGAATCCGCACCCGTTTATATGAGTAAGCCAACCGAGCAGGGACAGTAGTCCCCTTGCTTGATTCACGGTAATATAACCCGTTTTCTCAATCTTTCTCACCCGTCGGCACAGTCGAAAAAAAATTTTCTTGCGCAGGAGCGTTTTGTCTTTGTAAAACCTAAACCCCACGAAGTCTATCGGGCGGCTATGCACCTTCCATACCTGGTAATTCGGTTTGAGCTTCAAGCCTATGCCGTTGAGATATTTTTCAATCTCCATTATCGCCTTGCGCAGTTTTCTTTTGTTGGTGTCTATCAGCACCATATCGTCCACATAGCGGACGTAATATTTGATTTTCAACACTTCCTTTACAAAGTGGTCGAAACCCTCTAAAAAGAAGTTGGAAAACCATTGCGAGGTGTAGTACCCTATCGGGAGGCAATCTCCGCCATTCTTCAAGATTTTCCCGATAAGGTCAATCACCCTCTCGTCCTTTATTTTTCTGCGAAGCATACCGATTAAAATTGTGGGCTTTACGCTGTTAAAGAACTTCGATATATCCAGCTTTGCGACATACCGAACTTTATCGTCGCGCAACGCCTTTTCGACATACTTCTTTGCCTCCATACCTCCGCGTCCGGGAACACTCCCACACGCAAACCGATACATACCCTTCATAAGAATCGGCTCGATAACGAGCATAAGTACCCAATGAAGTATTTGGTCTGGGAAGAACTTCGGCACGGTTATCAATCGCTCCTTATCGCACGAGCGGTCATATATTGTGATTGTTCTGTTCGGGCTTAACTGCACCTCATTATCGAGAAGCATTTTTTGAATCCTCAACGCATACTTCTCTTCGTTCGCAAGAACTTTTGCGATATAATGCTTGCGTGTTTTGCCCTGCGCCGCTTTGTGAATGGCGAGCTTTATCAAAGCCAAGTCGCACATTTTTTCGTATAAATAACCTACTCGTTTCATACCTTTTAATCTTCTCACGGTTTTTCGAGACAGACCTACTCGACCGCCCTCTTATCGAAGTGTTTTTTGCCAAGGGGCAAGGATTATGTGTGCTACATATTTTTCTTGATTAAATAGCGACCGCCGATGTTGGAGTTCGCGTTGGACGCGGAATTGTTACCATTCCAATACCAAAGACCAGCATTGGTAGTGTTGCTCCAATTCCCGCCGACATTCAGCACGGGCTACACACAATACCCTGTTTTTTGTGTTGTTATATTCCCAAAGGGGGAGGTGTCCCCCTTTTAATCCCTCTCTGGAAGAGGCTTAAAGCAAAGGCGACCGCCGACGCTGGAGCTCGCGTAGGACGCGGAATGGTCACCATCCCAATACCAAAGACCAGCATTGGCAGCGTTGCTCCAATCCCCGCCGACCCTCAGCACGGTGCCGCTGGAACTGTAATATGTATAATCACAGTAGTATGTGGAAGAACTCCCGCCCGAAGCCGTCTTTATATACCCAAGCAAAGGGAACTTGTCAAAATATTCAATCTCCTTCAAGCAGCCGCTCGATGTCGGTCTGTCGCCCACATAGTTGTACGGTTGCTCCGTGCTCTCGCTTGCATACTTTTCGGGGTCGAGACAGATATACACTTTCTCCGCCGAGAAAGTAATTCCGTCGCACCATTTATAGACATTCCCCCACGGATTTTCGATTCCACGATACTTGCAAGCGTGTTTGCCGTCCGTATTGCAAGCGGTACAATCTTCCTCGTGTCCGTTATTCGCGGAGCCGGAAGGCGTTTTTACGCTGTCTGTATGACCCGTAGCAAGGGCGGCGGAATTGCCGTTTGCATAGCCGTACATAATCGACTGCGAATTGGTCGTCGCAAACTCAATCATAAAAAGCTCTTTGATGATTGCGTCGATGAGGAAATCGTACTGCTGATACCCTGCGCCGTTTGCCTTACAAGCCGTCCGAAGATTCGGCAGCGTGATATTCACAAGAACGGTTTGTCCGCTCTTTGAGTATACTTTGGTCGAACTTCCGCTCGCTTCATATTTCCCGACGAGAACATAGTCGATTTCATTGCCCTTGCCGTCCACAAACAAAGTCGTGAAGCCCGAATATCTCACACCGGAGATTTGGTGCTTATAGCTCCCGTCGGAATTTTTTGTTATCTTGGTATAGAACTTCGGGATTCGGATAAACACATTCCCTTCGGAATCGACCTCCTCCCTCATTTCACACCAAGGATAGCAGTTGTCGAAGTCGCTCGTGATTTCGCTCACGCCGACCGATGTCGTCAAGCCCACGGCTGCGTCCGTGCGCGTGAGAGTCGGTGTGGATTTCCCAACGCCGTCAACGCCGTAGATTTTTGCCTTTTCCAAAACCATTGTGCCGTCCTCCTGTTTATGCCTCTAACGCCGCGATTCGGGCTTCGAGTTTTTTGAATTTTCTTGCTATGCTGCCTGTCGCCGCATAGTCTTTTGCCTTTCCTGCCTCTTCTGCAAAATAGGCGTTTGCAACGGATATTTCGTCAATATTGAGCGTAGAGACGGGAGAGCCGTCCACATAGACGACCGTTCCGCTTTCGGAGATGAGACCTTCAAGCCTTTCGATTTCGTCCTCCATATCGCTCACCGCCGCTGTGATTGCAGAAGCGTTTGCCGCAATGCTTGCCGCATAGCCGTCGTAGGTCGATTTCAATGATGTCGTGAAAGAAGCCGTCGTGTTATTGAGAACGCTTGCGTTGGAGTGCGTATGCCTCGCGTTTACGTTTGCGTCGATTTTGCTCTTGTAGGTATCGCTGATTTTGAACTTCGGCTTGTTTCCGTCTGCGGAATCCACATAGAGCGTTATCGTTGTTCCGTCCCCGTAATACTCGTTGACAAGCGCCCCGACGGGAATTTCGATTTTCTCATCGTTGTCAAGTACAAGCTCGATATTTTTTGTGGAAGCGTTGTACGAGCCGCTCTTGACGATATATTCCAGCGGAAGGTCAATCGTAAAGCTCGTGCCGTCCGTCCTTGTTATCGTCAAAATCCCGTTTTCGGAATTGAGCGTGATGTTTTTTATCGCATAATCCGCTTTGTCGATAGTCTCCTGCAACGAATCATACAAAACCTTGCCTCTGTACGCCGAAAGCGGCTTATCGACTTCCGTAGAAGCGAATCCGTCGATGACATCTGTATATCCAACCTTCGTCGCAAGCCCGTTTGTGATAGCTGTCCGAATATCGTTGTGCGCGTCCGTCGCCGTGTTGTGGGTGTTTAACGCCGTCCTTTGCGGTGTAGAGACGGGCTTATCCGCGTCGGCGGTGTTGTTGCAATTCCCAAGCCCGACCTGGGCTTTCGTAACGGCGTGCGGATTGTTTTTGTCTGCAATATGCGCGTCGTAATTGCCCGTCATAATCGTATTGAGTTCGTCTATCACCCTGTCGATTTCGGAGATAGCCGAAAAGGTTACATCGACAATCGGCTGCCAAAACGCTCTCTTTATATCTTCGGGCTTCATACCCTGGTCGGAGGGTCTGTCCGGTAAAGCATACGCCGACTTGCGCTTGATAGCGTCCTTTGTTGCGCTGCTTATCTTATTGATTTGAGACATCTTATTTCACCCCCTTGTTGGATTTATTGATTTTGTATAACACCGTGAAAGTGTTTATCGCGCAGTCATACTCATTGTCCGAAACGAATCGGAAAATAATGAAGTTAAAGTTGCGCTCTTTGACCTTCACGGAATAGCTGCTCGCAAAGCCTGTATCGAAGGAAAAGTTTTCAAAGGATAAGTCCTCAAACGAGAAAACATTGATACCCTTTGCCTCCAAGAGCTTGTTCACGCTTTTGGTCTCGTAGCCGAATGAAAGCTGCCCGTTCACCTCCGGCTCCGTCGAAATCGTCAGTTTGAGAAGGGTCTTGCTTGACTCATTCGTGCCGAAGTCAAATATAGGCGTGTACCACTTCGCAACCACGTTTGCCCTATGCGTAAATCTTGCGACCGGTGTTGAGGGAATCGAGCCGTTATAATTAGAGAGTATCAACGCCTCGCTCGTCCTGTAATCTTTGAGCTGGAACGATGTCTCCGTTACATTCGTGATGTACAGTTCTTTCTGCGATAACGATTTATGCAATCGGAATCCGCCAGCCGAAATGTTCTGCACGACTCCTTGCTGATTCGTGAGCTGAAAACAGCACAGTCCTTTATCGACCGCATATAACAAGTACGGTACGCCCGCTTGCAAGCCGCTGTCTCCGACGTTATCCGCATAAACTTCTATCCCGTCATACATTGAGACGATTTGCTCTTCTTCGACAAATATCTTGCCTTCCGATACGGTCAAATTGTCCGCAAACAACGAATATATCCCCGATGTCGTAAAGGTAAGTCTGTCATTCTCCGCAAGCCCGATGTCGATGTTGCTGTTATAGATGATTGCGTTTTCCGACACATCGAGCGCAAGGTCTCCGCTTTCGCTCGTTTGATAGGTGCGGTCAACATATTCATCATCGAATACGCATACCTGCCCCTGCGGGCTACCGAAATACAGCCGATTGTCGATGTTCGCCCATACTCTCGCGGGAACGTTCTCCCAAAACCACCACTCGTAATTGAAGGAATCGTCGAGGTCGTCCTCGCTTGCGTATTTGAATCTTGCGTCTGCAATGTAGCACACACCGTCCACCGAAAGATAGTACCGATTCTTATAGACGATTCCGACGGCTTCCGAAAGGTCGGAGTGCGTTTTCAACCGTTCATTGATAGAGCGGCTTCGTTCTCTCGTGTATCTTTCAGTCGTGGCGACGTTGTTGGCAAGAACGATACCAAACACGCCGTTCTTCGAGAGAATTATGCTGTCGCCCCCGAAGTTTACACAAGCGTATCTGCTTACAACGCCTTCGCCGATACTTCCTGCGGAAGTCGGGAATACGCCGCGCACCGCTTCAAGATTTCCGTTGCTGTCGTAATACTCTTGGTACGAGCCTGTGCGGTAGAAAATGCTTGCTTCCTGCCCGTTCTCCTCCTTATAGATTACGAGCGTACTGTCCGAGAGTCTTGCATATCCGTTTACCGCAACGGAATCGCTTCCCATTGAGGCTGTGTTAAGGTCTCCAAAGTAGGTGTAATCATCCATTTCCGAATGAAAGTCCACATTCGGATAGTCCGAATTTCCGCTCAAAAACAGCCTGTCTGTATTGCCGCTCACACCGAAAAGAATCCCAAAGTTGCAGTTTGTAATCCTGTCTGTATATCCTTCAACGGAGTGCTCAAAGGTTACATAGATGTTGTCCCTGTTCTCGATTTGCGGCGTGGTGGCAATCGTAAGCGTGATTTTTCCGTTTGTATAATCGACCGTTCCGACTTGCGTATCTCCGTCATAGAGTTTCGTTTTGTCCGTCTTGGAGTTGCTGATATTGATAATTTTTTCCGAAGAGCCGTCCATTGTCTCCACCACGATAGAGATGTCCGTCCCCTCGTCTATACTCCCCGAATCAAGAGTCCAAGTCTTGTTTGTCTCGCTGCTTCCCAAAAGCTGATTGATACGTTTCGGGGTGAGCATATTTACGTCGTCGAGACTTCCCCTCGTATCATCGAGAACGGAATCGTCGTCGATAGAGATTGTGGTAGTCGGAATATAAGTGTCAATGTTGTTCACGACGCGGCGCAGTTCGTAAGTTTCGCCTTCGTCCCAACTCCCATACACAAGGTAGTCTCCGCACCCGATGATGTACGCCTTCCCCTTATTGAAAAAGGCTTGACTTCTTTGGTCTTTCAAAAGAGCCGTGTTGCACTTCGCGGGGGCGTATGTAGAGCTTAAAGTGATGTCCTCCGCCACATAAGCCTCTTCCTCGGTGTGTTTTATGCGATAAAACCTCTTCCCTGCGTGGACGAGCATTTCCTTATGGTCTCGGTTGACGTACCAAAATATGCCGTTGATTTGTTGCGGCTCTCGGTTTATCTCGATTTTGAAAAGCTCGTTCCAGCCGTTCCGCTTCTTGTTTACGCCGTATTCATTGATGAAGTTTGACATACTCGAAGCGCGATTTGACTGAACACGGAGCCTTGACGAGGAAAAGTCAACCCCCTTAAAATCAGCAAGCTGCATTTGCTTCCGCTCTTTGAGTCCTATGTTTGTCCTTGCTCTCATTTTAAGTCTCCGTCAGCGAAAACACGCTCGCCACCTTACTTGCCTTGTTTGCCCTGCTGTTCAAAATCTCGTCCATTGCCGCCTCGTACCAATTCCGTGCTTCGCTTGCCTCGTTCGGCTCATCGTCCCGGTATAAGTCTCCTTTGATGAAATACGGGATATGAGAAGCAATGTTTTCGGGAATCCCTATCTCCTCTTCATCGCTCGTCAAAGAAGAAACACGAGGAATCTTTGGGTAATACAAGAGCGTATAAGTATCGCCTTCGTCAAACCCCGCCACGACAAGCACATCACCCTCTTTTTGATACTCGTGGTCGCCGATATATTCGCCGCATTGCGTTACGCAAACGAGCCTTTGCACATCAAAATAATCCTCGATGAGCTGCGGGAGGTCAAAGCGCATAAACCCGCCGCTTGCAAGTCCGCTCTCTGCCGTAAGAGCAAACGACTTGACGGGCAACACCCGCTTTTCCTCAATGCTCGCAAAACAACGATTTATCGCCCCAGGCATATTGACAAGATAGCTCCCGTAATTTTCATCAAGCGCGAGGTTGGGAAGCTCGTCGATTGCAGGGTCGATGTTGTAGTTCACAAACATCAACTTCAAGGCTTCGATTTTAATGTCTCCCAGCTTCATTGTCTGCCTCCTTTGCAATCCTGCGGAATTGAACCGCAAGAAACCTTTGGATTGCATAAAAGCGCCTACCTATTGAAAGATAGGCGCTTCCCTGCTTATACGAGCGCAACAACGCCGACCTTCGGCGTCTTGGGCGACTGAACAACGATTTTGCCCTTGTTCGTGCCGGACACGTTCTTGAATCTGCCACTTTCGAGCTTGACAAGGCTCGTCCCGACGGGGACGGTCAGCACTTTGTCGGAAACACCCTGGATTCCGTTGCCCGCCTTTACGGTGAGTGTGGTCGCTTCCGTGGCGACAATAACAAGAATCATCTTGTCGTCGCCCTCTTTCCACTCGATAGCTTTGTCGGTGCTCGCGGTGAGGGCTTCAAGCTCCACCGTTGCGATTTCGTTTCTCATCGTTACCGCCATTTTCGTTTACCTCCTTATGCGTACTTGACGTTGATGTTGACGACTTCCTTCGGACGAACGACCTTCGCGTCGAAAAGAATGAAGCCCTTGACCGCGTCCGCGAATTTCTTTTCGGGACGGTACGGCTCGGTGTGGGTGAGCGGCTTGGCGAAGGCGATTGCCCTTTGAGTGCGAATCATAATGTTGTCCGTCGCGCCCGAATCCGTCTTGTGGACGTTGTTCGACATCTTGACGACGACATTGCCGTACTTCGCCACCCTGCCGTTTTTGAGCATTTCGCTGTTGTCGGTGTCCTTGTCGATGTACGCCTGTTTGAACAACGTATAGAAGCGCGGCGAAATCGTAACGACGATTTTCGTAGTCGCCTTCACGTCGTTCTCGTACAACTTTTGGATTGCGAGGTCGAGCGTGGAAAGGATATTGTCCTTCGTAACGGTCGTGGGGGAAGCGTTGAGCTTTGCCACGGACGAATCCACGGCGAAACTTGCGACGTACTTATCCACCTCGTCCGCAAGACCTTCGCTCGTCTCCTGTTCGAGCGCGTCCATAACGCCGTTTACAGCCTGCGCCTTGTCGATGTCGCCGACCATATAGTTGAAGTAGCGGATTTGGTTGATGTACATAATCACCGACGTATCTTCGATTTCTTCGGGCGCGTCGATGTCGTTGTTCCTGTTCGCCTTGGCGAGCGACTTAATCGTAGGTTTGCCGACGCCAAGAATCGTTACGCTTTCGCCCTTCTTTTTGACGCTGCCCTCGTATTGACGATTGCAGTCCTCAACGAAAACGCAGAGTCTTTCGAGTTCACGGTTGATTCCCTCGTTCCACACGGAGGGAATGAAGTTTGCGTATGCCATTTATGTAAAATCCTCCTTTTTTAATATTTCCAATGGCGCATACTTGCCCTGATTCTGTCATAGTTCTTCGAGACTTCCTCTTCGGTCATCTTTTGAACTTGCTCTTTCGTGAAGAAGGCGGTATCCGGCGCGGCAGGGCTTGACAGCGCACCGGGCGAGGCTTTCCTGTTGGCGAGCATTTGTTTCGCCATTTGCTTGGCTTTCTTTTCATATTCGCTTGCGACCTCCACGAAACCCTCATAGATTTCCGTGAGAGGAAGCGCCCCGACCTTTCCGCTTGCGAAGAGCTGGAACTGCCTGTTTTGGATAAGCTGTTCGAGGTTTACATCGGGGTATTTGGTCGAAAAAGATTCTCTGTCCTTTCTAAACCACTCCGCCTGTTGTTCGCCCGCAGCGGCTTCCGCCGCTCTCTGCCGCTCTTTCTGCTTTTGGAACTTTGAAAAGTCTGCCAACGGGTCGCCGCCCGATTTCTCGATGTCCTTCATCGTCAAATATTCGTCCACGTCGGCGGAATCCTTCATTTCCTCGCCTGTAAACGGATTTTTGCCGTTAAGGGCTTCAATGATAGCCTTCTCTCTCGTCGCTTTGAGTTCCCTTTGGCGTTCTGCCTCACGCCTACGACGAGCATTTTCGGAGTTCTGTTCCCTTGTCTGGGTTACTTTCTGCTCCGTTGGCTTTGGCGGCTGCCCCGCCTCCGCTTCGGGAGTATCGGTGAACTCGACATCGTTCACGCCCTCCGCCTGTTGCTTGGCGACATCAGCGTTGCTATCGCCCTGCGGATTTACTCCGCTTGTTTCCGCTGTTTTGATTTCTTCCGGCATAGAAGTATTCTCCTTTGGATTTTTTCGCTGTTCCTGCGTGTAGATTTGTATAGTCAACGAGCTATGCTCGCTTGCTATCGTTGTTCGCCCTTATGGGCTTTTTGTAGTTCATACAGCCGCGATTGCGGCATACCCAAACGGTGGTATTTTTATCCCGCTTGACCATTCCCTCGGTTTTGCACTTGGGGCATAACATTGGGCTGTCCTCCTTGCATTTGTCCCGCTATGACTTGGGCGAAGTCCGTCGCGTCCCTCTGCGCTTCCGCGATTTTCGCGTTCCCAAGCTGGATTTGCTGATTGCCCGCCTCGATTTTTGCCTTTGCCTCCGAATAAAGGTTTGCGATAATCGTTTTGAGCTGATTGTTTTCTTGTATGAGAGAGACAACCTTATCGACCGTCTCTTTCTGCTGCTGAATGAGCTTTGCGCTTTGCTCGACTTGTTGCGCGAGCTGCGTAGTCTGCTGTTGCAGGATAGCAAGTTGGCTCTGCTCGTCCTCTTCGATACCCTTCAAGATTTCCGTGCGGTTGGAAAGCGCGTCCTTCGGATATGCCTTCAAGTAGGTTTTCAAAGAGATAAGCCCCTTCGACAGAAGCACATCAAGCGCGTTGATGTCTCCCGCCGTGCTTGCCTTCGTTCCGCTCGTCACTTCCACGACAACGGAGAACTCAACGCCCGCATACTCCGAACTGTTGAACACGTCCGTAAACTGAACTTCCTCTTCTTCGGGCTGTCCGTATTTGTTCAAGACGGGATTCCCCTGCGGGTCTCTCTTGACCGCCGTCTCTTCGTATGAAAATTCTTTCTGCTCGTAGTAGAGCTTGAAAAACTGCGCGAGCACCTTTCCCTGCTTTTCCTTTACGAGCCAAAAAGCGTCCTTTAAGTCCTCAATCGGCTGTTGCGCCTGGGATTGAAGCTGTGCGATTGCCGCGCCGGACATATTCGAGCCGAGCACCTCCCCGCTCATAACTTCATTTGCACCCGTTACGTTTCTTGTCATCGACATAATGGAGTCGATAAGTTGAAGCGGCTGCGACTGCATTGTCTGCTCGCTCATTTTGCGTATGCCCGTTCCCGTGTTGGAGTAATCCGTCAGCACTTGCCCAGGCTCGTTACTTATCACTTGCCCGCGCAAAGCGTTGGGAAGCACGATATACTTTCCCCAAGCGATTTCCTGCGCGTTCAGCAACATCATCGCAAGATTGAAGTTGATTGCCTTTTGATTCGGGATTATTCCCTCCACTTCTCCAAGCCCGTAAATGGAGTTCTCGCGGATTTCATAGTTCCCGACGACCACGGGATAAAGGTACGCCCTTACGCCTTCGGGTACAAGCGTTTCATCGTGATTATCGGGAAGGCTGTTGTTGGGTGCGTCCTCTTCAAAGCCAAGTTCTCTGCCCGCCGCTTCAATGTCGGGCGCAAGAGAAAAAGGTTTATTGATTACGACCGTCCGCGTCGCCTTCTCGCAGTACACCTCCCCGTTTTTACGGAAGTACCTCGTAAGTACCGTACAGAGCTTGTTGCCCTCTTGCTCAATGACGCCATATTTGTTGTCCGTTTCATCGGCGACAATAAGCTCCGGGTCAACATCTTTATCGCATTTCGCCCTTACGCTCTCCACGTCCTCGCGGGAGGCTATCAAAATCCACTTCTGTTTTTGCTCATCAAGCTCTGTCGGGTTTGAGAAGAAAATCGAGAGAGGGTCAATGACCTCGCAGCGGAGACCGCCCTCTTTGATTCCGTCCTTTCCCTTCGCCTCCGAGTCCCAATAGTAATGAAAGAAATACGAGCCTTTCTTCACGCCGTCGTCGATTGCCTTCTTGTCAAGCCCTTCCTGCCCGATTTCCTTCTGTATGTAGGCGGCGAAGTTGTTAAACTTCTCTACATCGACGGTCTCATCTTCCGCCCTGTATATGATTCTCACGGGGGCGGCGGTGATTGCACTCTTTTTACTTCGGCATATCATTTTGATGATATTGACGACGGGGCGCGGAAGGTTGCGTGTGTTCTTTGTCGGCGCAGCCCATTGTTTTCCTTCGTAGAATCGGACAAATTCGGGGAGCTTTTTGGAAAGACCGCTGCTCGCCTGGTAGGAAAGTCCGTTTTGGTAGTCGTCCCAAAGGGTTGTCGTCTCTTCGTTTACATCGTATCGTTTCTTAATCTCCATTGCCCTCCTCCTCTGCACCGTTCAGCCATTCGTCCACTATCTGCGAGAACGGAACGTGGTCGTCCTGGGTCGTCTTTTGTGAAATCGTTCTCTTGGAAAGCTCTGCGACCTTCTTCTCCAACGCTTCGATTCTTCGCCCAAAATCGTTTAGTGCAGGATAAATCTGCTTTTTGCGGTGTCTTTTCTCCCGTATATCATCTATCTTGTCCTTGATGAATTTGAACATCAGAAATCCTCCCAGCTCATATACTCCCCGTTTCCACCGCCTTCTTGATGAAAATTCTCTTCAATGAAGTCGGATTCTTCGGGGGTTACATCAATCCACTTCTTCGTCTGCTGCGAAGAAATGAAGTGAGCAATAGCTTTTGCCATTACGAGGTCGTCGTGCGCTCCCTCGATTGCTTCTTGTTTGCCGTTCTCCTTTTTAACGAACGTCGTCATCTCTTTAAGCGTAGGCACATCGACCTCTATTGTCGGGTCGTCCCTCATAAGCTCCACAAGCTCGCCTATGATTATCGGCTTCGTCCGAACGGTGGTCTCGAAACCGACGACCTCTTCCGTTTTATCCGTGAGTTTGTCAAGCCTCTGCCGCATATAAAGGTTTGGGTAGCCGTACTTCTTCTGCAAGACTCTCATCGGGTGGCGAGAATAGTTCGTCTCAATTCCGATAAGGGCTTCGTGGTAGTACATTCCGAGACAGTACATCTGCTCTGCGTATAAGTCCTCGTCCATTTTTTGTCGCCGTAGCGTTGCGGCTGTCCTTCCCGTAAGGTTATTGATGACCTTCCCCGTGAAGTAGTCCTCGCCGCTCCCCGCCGTGTCGCCGCCGATGACATACGGCGCTTTCCCGACAACTTCATTCTCTTTGTTGCGCTTAACTTGCGGCTCTTCGTGAATCGTGATACAGCCGTCTCTGTCTGCAACAAACTCTATATCGGTTATCTTCCACTCGACATCTTCCGTCTCGCCCGAAGAGTTGACTATCGGAATGCCCTTCTTGTGGTAGGTGAAATAGCCTTGTTTGACGGGTTGCAAGCCCGCCGCCCGCACGAGCTGATTATTGAGCGCTTCCAAGTCGAACACGCAATCTCCGCTCGATATGAAGGCTTCCGTGGGCGTTATCGGATATTCCTGCTTGATAGTGCTTTTGTCAAGATACCCTGCGTACTTCTTGCAGTACCAAGTTATCTGTTCCCGGTCAAGCCCTTTCTCTTCGAGCACTTTCTTCCGTTCGACGAGCCAGGAATCCGTTGTTTCGAGATACTCATACTCGTTGCTCCTGTATTCCTGCGTTCGCCACCACTCATAAAACAAGTTGTGGCAACTTCCCGAATCCCAAAGGTCTTTTGCCTCGTTGAAGCCGTTTGCCGTTGTCTCATAAACTTGTATCGCTCCTGCGGTGATTGCTTCGCCGATACCCGCTTGTAGGTCAGCAAGGCTACACTCGTAAAAGGCGACCTCGGAGAAGTGAACGAAGTTCAGCGTCCTGGAACGTCCAACCTGGTCTGTCGCCGTCGCTATACGCCACGACGAATTGAGCTTATCGAAAAACAGCTCGTTTCGGGAATTGAACTTCTCGGACGGCTTCAATTCTTCGGGGAGGCGGTCATAAACGACCCTTGCCTTATCGTTGAATATCGCCATTGTGTTGTCCGAGCGGTCAGCCATTGTGAAGCCCGAAAAGTTCTTCCTTACGATTGCGTATGAAAGCTGTATCGCCGTGATAACACTCGTAAATCCCTGCTGCCTTCCCTTTAAGATGAAAAACGGCTTACTTGTTCCGAGCGTTTCCAGCTTATCGACGAAATCCCGCTGTACTTCGTTAAGGAAGAACGGAACGGTCTCCCTTTTCTTGTTGACGATATAGAAGGCTACCTCGATGAGCAGATACGGCTTTGCCTGTACTTCCGCCACAAGCGACGGGGTGCTCAATATCTTCACGGCAGAAGCCCGCACGAGAGCCTTATCGAGGTCAAGGTCTTTCTTTTGCGACCATATCCGCCGCCTCTTGTCGATGATGTCCTGTATCGTCAGCATTAGAAATCCTCGAACTTTTTGACGGCGATGTTGCCCTCGACGATTGCCGTCGCCTCTTTGTTGGCGAGAGCCTGTTTGTCGTACAGCGTTCCGAGGACGACCGCAAGCTCCTTCACGCTCTCGATTTTGATAGCGGACATCTTGCAGTACAGGGCTTTGCGCTGCGAATCCGTGAGCTGTTTATGGTCGAGCTTCGTAATCTCTTCCACGAGTTCGTCAAGAATATCCTCGCTGTCGAGGGCGCGGTCGAGCCGTCTTTCAAGCAGAGAGCGGATTTTCCCGATAAGCCCCCAGGCGTCCTCTACGAACTCTTCTTTCTTTTTTTTACGAAGTTCTATCAAACTTTCGTCCTCAAACCTCGCCGACTTCGTAACGGACTTCGTAGGCGCACCCTCCGCCTCTGCATTATCTGCTCCCTGCGGCATTTCTTGCAAAACCCCTTGCCTCGCCTCCTTCTCCTGCGCCTGTCGAATCCACTTTTTTTCCCAACCCTTTACGGTGGTGTACGGAAGCCCCAACTTGTCCGCCACTACTTGCGCATTGTTGTTACAGGCGAGAAGCGCAAAGGCTTTTTCTTTTATATCGTCGTTGTACTTCTTGCCTCGTGCCATTTTCTTCTCTCCGATATTGAATTATGGAGCGTGATACGGGATTTGCACCCGTCCCTCCACGACTGTGCTTGCCGTCTTGCGTTCTCTTACACCAAACCTGCCGGGGTATGCACTATACATCTATCACGCATAAGGGGCTTGCCGCCCCTGCCTTGCTTAATAAATTTTATCGGTGCGATTCAGCTCCTCATCGCTCTTGCCCCAGATTTCGAGCCGCCTTTGCAGAATAGCGGCGTATCTCTGCATTGTTCCGAGCTGTTCGTCCAAACAGTTCTTCATCGCATAGGACAGCCCCGCCGCCGCGAGCTTGCGCCCGTACAGGAACGAGGTGAGCTTCACGATTTTTTCGTTGAGTTCGTCAAGCTCCTTTTCGACACGCTCCTTTGCCTCATCTACCTTCTTTTCGGTTTCAGTCATATTGAAACACTCCTTGTAAAAATATTTGGGGGCGGGCAAGACTCGAACTTGCCGACCGCCGCGCGCTGGCGTTCCCTATCGCCCCCACAAGTGAGGAGTTACAGCCATTTTACGCTACTCATCAACTCCCCGAAGTTTTTCGCAACCGCTCTCGCGGATTCCCCTTGGCTTTGGCAGCGGCGGTATGAATCGAACATACGAATAAGAGAGTCAAAGTCTCTTGCCTTACCGCTTGGCGACACCGCTATGGTCGTGAGCTTCACCTTCTCACGCTACCATTATCGCACAGAAAAAACTATACCGGGCTATACTCTTTTATCTAATATCTTTGCAAGAATCTCGATGATTTTGTTCACTCGTTTCTGTATGCCAACCTCGGTATATCCGATGTCTCTGCCAATTTTCCAATAGGCTTTGCCGTTCACATAGCCGTCAAGGATTATCGTCTTATCCAAGGGGTCGAGCCTGTTTATCGCTTCGATGTAACGCGATTCCAGCTCTGTTGCCCGCTGTATGTATTTCGCCGTGTCGAGAGTTGCAAGTACCGCCTCGATGTCCGCGATATTCTGCTTGACCTCTTCGGTCTGCTGCTGCTTTTGCAGGACTTCAAGACGTTCCTTATGCCTTTTCTCGACCGTCAAAGAAACCTCGATACTATGCGTTATCTTCCGAAGAAGCCGAAGGTCTCTCTTGATTTTCTCCGTCGTCTCCATTCTCACCTCCCGGCTTCGGAATGAACTTTAAGCCCTGGCTTACCGCCTTACGCTCGTCCCCCTTGTAAAGCTCAAACCATACGAGGATTGCCTTGCTGCCCTTATCAACTGCCCCGAAGTACCGCAGCTCCTCACCCCTTTTCTTGATAGCGTTTTTGAGTTTCGTCCGCAGCTCGGTGGACTCTTGCGCTCCTTCCGTGTTATAACCCTGTTCCGAAAGGAACGCATAGCCGAGCTTGTCTATCTCCGCAAAGGCTTCTGCGGGGAGTATATCGAAGATGTCGATTTCTTTTTTCTTCCTCGCCATTACCGCCTCCCCACAAGTTCACCGAGAACTCGAATCGCGGTCTCCTGCTCGGCAATCTTTGTATCTCGGAGGCAAATCTCATCTCTCGCACGAGAAAGCGCCTCCTTGCTTTGACCCAGCGCCCTGTTGAGAATCGCAAGTCTTTCCGTTTGGGCAACTTGTTCTTCGTCCTCCTTCTTCGTAACAAAGGAAAACATACAGTAGTTCGGAGCAAGCCCCTTGAAGCCCGCGCCGTGCAGAACGTGCGTTATGCGAATCGTTTCGTCGCGCCCCGTGAACTTCTCACCGTCCCACTCGCGTAGCGTATAAATATCGCCCGGCTTGAAGTCTCGGTCGTTGTACCGCACTTCCGCCCTCTTGAATCCGCCCGCCACTTCTTCAAAATATTCGGGGAGGATTTTCAAGACATTTTCTTCGCTCATTTCAATACCTCCTTAACGATTTCGTCTATCTTGTCCGCCATAATCGACGGTATAAGCTCCTCAAACTCGCAATAGAACGCTGTTTTGATACGTTCTGCGACATCTTTCACAGCTTTTATGCGATTCTCGCGGAGAGCGGCGTTTTCGGCATTGAGCTTTAACATCAGCGATTGAAAACTGCATTCCGGTCGAAGAATCTTGAATTTAATGCCTTTGCTTTCAACGAAGGCTCTCATATTCTCCCAATTTCTTTGAACGCAATAAAACTCCCACCCTCCGTCAAACGCAACCACTTCATCAAGAGGATATTTCCGTCTTATAAGTTCGCGCACCATTGCCTCGCTGTCTTTCCCGCCGCTATAATTCGCCATATAGTACATCGTTTATCTTCTCCTATGTGCGTTCGCGTTCGGACAAGTGGCGAAGTGCGAAATATAGCCGATTCCAGACTCCTTCCCCTCTTCGCCGTCAAGGTCTGCCCGCACGACCTCGCCGCTCGGTCTCACGACCGTTGTTTTTCCGTGTTTGTTTTCCCAATACACGACCTCTTTCGCGTCGCAAGGCATAGACTTCCCCGACGTTGTTTTTATCCAAATGATTTCTGCGCCGCAAGACTTACACTTTGCCATTATTCCACCTCCGGCGTACCCACATATACAAGAATTGCCTTCTTCCACGGGAGCGCCTCCGCCTGTTCGTGCGCCAACTTTTCAACATCTTCATCGGGAAGGCTTTCGTTTTCGTCGATGATTTTTTCTACAAAATACTCCTCGATTTCGTCCTGGTCTCCCCTTGTGTAGAAGTGATTTTCGCCATACTTATCAATGTAAACGTATTCGTCCACGTCGCAATCGCACCACGAGCCGACCCAATAACTGTACCCGTCATCGCAAACAACTTCGCTGTACACAAGCGGTACGACGGGCAAAGAAGGATTCTCGTTGATGAGTTTCACGAGCCTTGCAGTCTTTTCGTCCTCGATAGGATTTTCCGAGAGTGAAGTCCGAATAGGGAGTACGAGCTGGTCGAGCTGTATGCCACCCTCGGCTTGTGCGCTGATACAGAACGCCTCGACCCTGCTTCTTTTGGTTTCGAGAATTGCCAAGCGGTTTCTGTGGTCGTCGCCCGCCTCCGCAAGTGTTTTGAAAGCCCGCGAAAGATATGTAGCGTTTACGCCGATTTCTCTATCGTGCCTCTTGGCGTTCCCCCAAATCTCTTCCATATCTACCTTCCACAAGTCGGGGTGCGAGAATGAATATCGGATATTTCCGACCGCTTGTTCAAATTCTACGGTCGTATTGGCTCCGTCCGAAGAAATGAGAACATCTTTCATTTCGCTTGCGCTCGTTTTGAAAGGGATAGCTTTGATATAAGCGACAAATTCCTCTTTGTTCGACTCTTTGCAGGGAATGACGATTCTCCCCGAACGATAGCCGTCCAGCGAGTACCCTACGATTCTGTCCGCCTTGATTTCAAGGCGAATGTATTGCAATGCCGGTCGCGCATTATCTTTTGCGACACAATCCCTTAATGTGATGAGGATTTTCTTAAAAATCCTTTCGTTGATTTTAATGCTGTTCATTTTTAACTCCTTTCGTTAAAGTGAGCGGTCGTTACCGCTATTGGAAACTCCTCTATTTCGCTCGCCCATAAGCACGAGCCTTCCCCGTTGAGCTGTTCCCATATCAGCGGGAAACCGCCGATACCGTCAAACAAACTCGCCATTGTTGCGTTGCGCTCAAAACAAGCACATAATCTTTTCAGCACCCACCGCCAGGGTGGTATTGCTATCGAATTACCGAGAGCCTTATATCTTGCGGAATCATTTGATTCGTGTTTCTTCCCCTCGCTGTCAGTCCATTCGCCAATGTCCGTCCAACCGTCTGGGAATCCCTGCAACCTCTCACATTCGAGAGGCGTTAGGCGACGGACGCCGTATCTGTTCATAACGGCTTGTTGGTCGTGCATACAGTTCAATGCGCCAGCCACCTTATGACGCCCTGTTTGCTGAACTTGACCGTTTCCGACTGCATAGCACACCGCGCCAGGACCTTTCGCAACAAGCGTTTGGGAAACATCTTCGTCGCTGATGTTCGGGTCGTATTGCGCGTTCTTGCCTTGATTGAAGGCGGCGCGGTCGATTGCATACAGCACCCCAACAGAAGCCTGTCCTCCGACAGGATTCCCCGATGATAAACACGGGGACTTGTCTCCCGCTATCGGGTCTTGCGTAAGATGAAAGGCAAGCTCCTTGCCGAGGCAAATAGGCACTTGATTTCCTCCCGTTCCCATTCGACTTTGCAATGTCGGCGACTTCTCGCCGCACTCACGAATCACCTCGTCTGCGTGGGTCATATCATAGCAAACAGCCATTCCTGTACTTCCCGCCCGCAGCGTTTCGCTTCGCTCCACCTCTGCCCCAACACTTCTTGCCCTACTTTCCATTAAGTAGTTAAACCCGATTGCCGTTCCAACATCTCTTTGAGAATCCTCGGAAGCTCTTTGCCTCTTGCCTCCGCCCGCCGAAGGACTCCACGACAGGCTTTTTCGGACAAAAAGTATTTCGGGTGCGGATTGTCCTCCAAAATCTGCGACAAGTGCGATTCTGCGGCGGCGTTGGGGGACTCCCCAAAACTGTGCGTCGAGAACTCTCCAAGCCACGGAGAAGCCGTCTCCCAAGATACAGCCGCTGCCCCCCCATTTGCCCCTTCCCGCAGGTCGAGGAACAACGGCATTTTTATCCTTGATACGGCAGATTTCTTCGAGGACGACCCTAAAATCTTCTCCTCCGCTTGAACTGAAAGCGCCAGGGACGTTTTCCCAAACGAAGTATCGAGGTCGAATAAACTCGTCTGCACATATTTCACTTTGTTGCCTCATCTCCTTAATGATTCTAATTTGCTCCATAAACAAGCCGCTTCTTTCCCCTTGCAAGCCCTCGCGCTTGCCCGCAACGGATAGGTCTTGGCAAGGGCTTCCGCCGATAATCACATCGACAACAGGGGCTGTGCGACCGTCTATTTTCGTTACATCGCCGAGGTGTTTCATATTCCGAGCCTCTTTGCGATTTCGCTTTTTTTCTTGCATACATCGCTTCGGAAATCATCGCCTTCCAGCTTAATGACCCTCGTTGCCATTTCGTTGACCCGTTCAACGATTGCCTTATCGAGACCAAGAACGGAGATAAGCTCGCCTATCGAATAATTCGATGAGAAAATCGTCGGCTTCTGTGCGTTGTATCTCTCGTTGAGCACTTCAAAGAGCTTTTCTTCTGCCCACTTTGAAGATGTCGGCTGCGCTTCCCGTCCGAGAAACTCTTTGCCAAAATCGTCAATGAAGGCAAAATCGCAAGACTTGATTCGTGCAAGCAAACCGCCCTTTCCGTCGCCTTTTCCGTTGTACGCAGCGCTTATGTAGTCAAGCATTGAGGCGAGATTCGTATATATGCAATTTTGTTTTCTCCAAAGCAACTCATTACAGATACACGCTGTGAGATATGTCTTCCCCGTCGAATTGTCCCCATAGACATACAAGCCGATGTTGTATTTGAGGACTTCTTGCAGATTTTTGACATAGCTCTTTGCCTTTTCAAACGCTTCGAGATTGTTGGAGGTTATCGTCGCCGTCGTAAAGTTTGCGTTCTTATAGCGGTTTCCCAAAAGAGACAGCTCCCGGCGATTATAAAACTCGTCCAAATGCTTCCTGCGCTTTTCTTCGTCCTCTTGCTTTCGAGCTTCTTCGGCTTGACAGTCGCACATCACGCGAATAGCCCATTTTCCGTCATCGGTGGCAAACCACCGCCTTGTATTACACTTCTTGCAATACGGAAGGCTGTCGTCGCCCAAATATTCATCTTCGCGTAAAGGCTCTTCTCCGCTACGAAACGCCTCTTGAAGCTGTTTAAGGGTCGTCATTGTCATTTCATTCCTCCCTGTCATACTTCGACGGCGCTTCTTTCGGCAAAGCCTTCTTCGGCTTTTCTCTGCGTTCCCAAGTTCGGACGGCGGCTCTCCAATCTTTCATAGATTGATTCCCTACTTTCCAGCCTTTCGACTCGTAAAAGTCAAAGAACTGTTGCGGGTCAATACCGTTGTCCCTTTCGCTACAATAGGCGGCTATTTCTTCAACGGAAGGCTTCACAAACTTGGAGCGAGGGGCGGCTTGTCCGCCCTCTATATTCTCTTTATCCTTACCTTTCCTATCTATAACCTTACCTAATCTAACCTGGGTACACATTTTGTCGCCAATTTGTACTACGTCGTGTACTACATCGTGTAAACATTCCGTGTACGCCTTCTTGTCGTCAAGAGCAAGCGTGGATTTTTCTTCCACATAAGTTGTCGGCGTGTAGCGGTCTGGATTGATGTAGTTATGGATTCGCCAATGTTTTATTACGACTACTCCGCTCTCAAAGGTCAGCAAAAACCGCTTTGCTATCAAGAGTTTTAAGTCATCTTCGCTCGCCCCGACCATAGTACGGATTCGCCTTGGATTGCTTACAAAACCGTCATCGTCAGCCCTCATCGACAAATGGAAGTAAAGAGCCTGCGTGGAAAGAGGCATATCCAAAAAAGCGTCGCTATCTATGATTCGTTTCGAGAACATTCTTCGCTCCGCCATACCCCCTCCTTAAAACGGAATATCGCCGTCGTCGTCGAACTCTTCAAGTTGCGGTTTTCTTCGACCCCCGCGCCGGTCGCCCCGTTCGTCGTCGTTCTGTTTCGGAGTCAAAAACTCCACGTTTTGAGCCACAATTTCGGTTGCCGTCCTTTTGATACCGTCGTTCCCCTCGTAGGAGCGGGTTTGTATGCTCCCACATATTGCGACTTTGTTCCCTTTTTTGCAGTACCTTGCAATAGTTTCCGCAATGCCGCGCCAAGCAGTACAGTTGAAAAAGTCCGTCTCTCTTTCACCGTCAGCGTTGGTATAGTCCCGATTGACAGCTATCGAAAAACGACAAACGCTTATGCCGCTCCCCGTCTCCGAGAGTTCTGGGTCTCTCGTGAGATTCCCGATAAGAAAAACCTTATTCATTTTTTCCTCCGAGAATTTCAGCGAGAATCTTGGGGAACTCCTGCTTGATGACGGTTTCCTTCGCTTTCGCTACCGTTCTTTCCGCCGCCTCAATCGTACCGATAAAGGTTTGCGTATCGCACGAGGTTACAACGACTCCTCCTGCCGACATCGTTCCGTTTATGCCGATGTCGATTGCATACGCACCAACAATCGCTCTGGTCGTAACATTGAACTCGTCCTTCCCCGTATCGAGGTTTTTTACAATGAGCTGAAAGCCCTTTTTGTTGTTATGCTTTTCGTCTTTTACGACAAACTCCTTCGTTTTCATAGTCGTCTCCTTAAAGATAATTTTTGCCGATGATTCTCATAAACTCATCCCGGCTGTGAGTCTTTTCAAATTCCGCTTGACATTCTCGCTTTATGCGGAGGTCAAGGACTCGGTCAAAATGCACGCCTTCGTTCGAGAGGTTGTGGTGCCTCCCGCAAAGCCACACCTTGAATCCGTTTCGCTCGCTGTTCTTTCTGTTTGCTGTCCCGCCGAAAACGTGATGTTCGTGCAAGCCGTATGTTGCCCCGCAAACGTAACACCGCTTCTCTGTCTGCATAATTGATTTAGCCACAATATGTGCTCCTTGCAAGCTCAATCTCGCTGTCATACACTCCCAACTCTGCCAATTTATCAAGCACAGCCTCGATGAGTTCCGTCATCTCTTGCGTGTTGAATTTTGACGAGCCGATGAAGTATTGATAGACATTGAGAGTCTTTCCGTTCACCTCCCGCTCGCCTATTTTTCGGACGACGCGAAAGGACTTGCGAAGCATAGGCTCGGCTTCGGGAAGAGCCAACAAATAATCGTAGGCGACATTCGCCTCTTCGAGCATAATGCAATAACACTCCTCGCTCGATACTCTGTTTTTTCTTCCCGACATCGCCATTGCCATTTTTCCAAGCAGCGCCCACAAAAGTTTGTTCTGCTCGATACTTCTTTTGGACTTATACGGCTTGACCTCGACTTCCAGCTTCGCCTCCGCCTTTTTCGTTTCCTCAAAGGCGAGAAGCGCAGCCTGTTTGTCTATCCCGTGAACAACATAGCTGATAACAAGGTCGCCGTTTTCGTCGCTCATTCGATAGGTCTTGTTTGCAATAAACTTACTCACCGGATTCACCTTCGATAGCTTTCTTTAAGGCGGTCATAAGTTCATCGAACTGCTTATCCGAAAGGTCGTTGATTTTAATGCTCTTCTTGTATTTTTTTACAATCCAATCGGTAACATCGGAAATCGACAAATCACTTTCTTTGAGCAGTTCGTTTACCCGCGCCCATTTGGTTTTTTGCTGTGTGCCAGGCGTTTGCTTTTTCCCCTCCGACTTGGGAGGAGCTTTCCTTTCAGTCTTTTCCTCCGTTTTCTTGTCGGGGTCATCTTCATCAGTAGGAGCGCCCAAACTCTTTAAGAGCAGGTATCTTTCGGAATAGGTCAATGCGCTTCCGAACGCCTTCGATATATCGTTCTGCTGCCCGTAATATTCAAACAGCACTCTTTGACGGTCGCTCGGCTCATCAACATTTACCCACTCATACACAAGTTCGCCCTCGACAATAAAATCTGTTTTTTCATCGCCGTAGGCGTTTTTGTAATTGAATGTCGTCCACCCCCTGTGATGAGTTTCAACGGGAAGGAACAGAAGCCCCACCTCTTCCATTTTTTCCTTAATAGCCGCGAGAATTTGTGCGCCAGATGTATAGCTATACGCCCCCTTCCCAGAAGTCTCTGCGTCTTTGGTAAACCCTTTGACGACCTTCTTGACCTCGTTTATTTTTTGAAATACGTTCATACTTACCTCCATTCAAGGTCGCGCTTTATGTAATAGACCTGCAAAAGCGCCTTGAACATCTTGAAGTATTTACGCACGGTCGGCATAGGGATTTCCTTATGCTGAAAAGGCTCGTCCTCGTTCCTGCCGATGTTGAGAATCATAATCTGCTCCACCTTGTGCTTGTTCTCGGTCAGCAGATTTGCATATGCCGATACTTGAAGAAAATGCTCGTTGAAGATACCCTTACCGCTCTTGAAGTCCACAAGCGTGTATTTGCCGTCGATTTTGCAGTAGAAGTCCAGCGTTCCGCCGTACTTATACCTTTCCGACACGAAGCCCTTTTCGTTGAAAATAGGCTCAATTTTATGCTGCTTTTCCCATTCGAGATACTTCTTAAAACCCACTTCTGCGAGTTCGATTTCGAGGGGCGTATTGTCCGAAAGGTCTGCCTTCTTGCCCGTGATATGAGCTTCAACAAGCGCGTGAATGAGTGTCCCGACGGAAGCCGCCTTATCGACGTACTTCGCAGAGTCGATTCCCTGCAAGCCGAGGTTGTTTGCCCATTTTACGAGAGCCGGCTTGTTGAGAAGTCCCGTGATGGTTGTCGCACCAGGAACGAGAGTCCCGTCCGCAAGATAATATCTGGTGTGAGCCCTGCTTGCCTTTTTGAGTTTGTCAGCCATTGTCTTTCCCTCCGTAAAGCGTTTCGAGCGCCTCTGCCTTTTTGTTTTCGGGCTTTGCGCATTCCTCTTCATACTGCTTCTTCGCATACCCCAGGCTCTGCTCCAAGTCCTTGATAGCCTCAACGGACACCCTCACCTGTTCGAGCTTTTCGCACATCTCGTCGAAGTCATTTGTGTTCGACATCGCGATTCCGTTCTGCTTCATTTTTTCCACGAGCCCTTTCTTTGCGAGCTCTACCTGTTCCGTAAGGATTTCAACCCTTTCTTTGTAGTAATTTTTCATAACAAATTCTCCTTGACTTTTTATAGATTTTTTGCTATGATATTTGAAAAGGAGCATAGCTCTCCTTTGCGAGACTTCACTTATTTGCTGGCGGGCTTTGGTGAGGTCTTTTCTTTTTGCAAAATTTCTTGGTGGGTGCGTTTCAATTGCTGATAGCACCAATTCGCCCACGCCGTGATGTCTTGAAAGCCGCATTTTTGCAACGCTCCGCTTTTGAAGAACTCTCTCGCCTCTTCGGGCAGTTCTGCCGTCAGCCGATATACGTTCGATTTTCTCTTTCTCTTCTTCGGCTTCGCGGGCGGAGCGTAGTAAACCTCGTGTGGCTCATAGATGTCCTCAACGGAACAATCCAGCTCTTTCAAGATGAGCTTCATTGTCGTTGGAATAGGCAGACACTTGTAATTTTCAAACTTGCTCATCATCGGCTCGTCCGTCCCTACTGATATTGCAAGCTCCTTCTGCTGCCGACCTTTCGCAACGCGAATTTCTTTCAGCTTCACCTTTTACACCTCCTTGTCAGATTCTTCCTCGACGGTAATGCCGAGAGCCTTTGCGATTGCCCTGCCCTTTTTGTCAAGCGAGCGAAGTTGGTACATTCTCTGCCGAAGCATATCGTTTTCAGCCTTCTTCGCTATCTTCACATACGGACTGCTTTTCAGCCGCTCGATTTCCGCAAGGATTTCCTCTGTTGTCATTGTTGACTTTGCCATTGCCACCTCCTTTCTGGGATTTTAGCCACTCTTGGAACTTCTCTTCGTTTTCGGAGCTTTTATAGAACTGTCTGATAGGCTCGTCCAATGCCCTTGCCGCGAGATATGTTTGGAGCGGAGATAATTTCAGCTTCGTTTCCTCGATTTTCATTGCCGTCTCTCCTTTGGGTTTCGTCTCACTCGTTGCTTGCAACGTACTCTTTGAGAGCGATTCTCACGATGTCGCTCAAATTCAACTCTCTGTCTTTGGCGATTTTGATAAGTTTCGCGTGAGTATCTTTTGCGATATACACGCCGATAACGACCTTACCATTACGCTCCTTCTTGTCCAACTTCGTCGCCATTCCGCACCTCCTTGTAATAAAATAAAAAATAGGCTCGTCAGTTAAGACGAACCTATCTAAATCGCATAAAATTAGGCGTGTCTCAAACTGACACGCCTATTGTATAATATCAACTGTGATTTGTCAAACGATTTTCAGTAGTTTTTAGAAAATTTTTTAATTTTGTTCGATGACGTTAAAAACGGCGGCTTTCCTTATTGTTAGATAACAGTAAACCGCTTATATAGTATAGCAAAATATATCCATACTGTCAAACATATTCGATTTTGGGCATACCAAACCTACTCCACCCTGGTGGAGCGGTCGGTTATAATTCGCTTATGCCGCCTTCTTTAAGAAGCGTATTTTATATTCTGTATTCTCTTTCAAATCCTCTAAAAGCTCTGCCCGCTTTTGCAATGGAGTAAGCCAAACTCTCTTGCCTTCTCTGTTCCGTAGCGAAGAGTGCGGGCGGTTGTTGTAACGCACGTTCCATTCCGCCATTTTCTCTTTCAGCTCTTCAAACGACGAGTAAGTGAGATGGTTGTAAAAATTCTCCTGGTCTGTCCTGTGAGAACGCTCGACCTTTCCATTATGGCGGGGAGTAAACGGTCTTATGAGCTTATGTCGGATTCCGAGCTTGGCAAGCAATTCATCTACCGGGCAGACGGTTGTCTCTTTTGCGTTCTTGGGATTCGTGAACTCTGTTCCGTTGTCTGTCTGTATCGTACTTGGCAAGTACCCAAAGTACACCAACGCTCTCTTAATAAAATCCATTGTAGAGTGTATGCTCTTTTCTCTGTATGGGTAAATAAACCTCTCCCTTGTCGCTTCATCAATCATCGTGTATTGATAATCCCGCTCGTGCGCGAACTCTCCGCGCTTACATTCTCTCGGAACATATTTCACGTCCATTTGCATTTTTACCCCTAACATCTCCGGCGTGATGTACGGCTGCTCCGCATACTTCTCTATCTGTTTTGAGGGGCGTAAACCACTCTTCTTGACAAACCTATAAAATCCAAAGTACGTTCTGGAATAGGCATACTTTGTACGAAGCACGCCAAGAGCTTCGGCGTAACTGATATTCGGGTTATCCTTAAACAGCTCTTTGATGTGCTCCGCCTCTTCCTCCGTGTGTGCGTTCGGGTGAGGCGTATGCGGTTTTGAGGAAGCATTGTTCAAACTTTCGAGCGTTCCGTCATACTGCGACTTCCAACGCCATAGAGTTCTCTCGGAGCATTTTGTTTGCTTGGCAACCTTAAAAATATCCTCTTTTTCGTCCAACCAACGCTTTAATGCCCGCCGTTTTTCATAAGGCGAAAATCTTACTCCTCTCATACCTTTTGCCTCCTTTGTTCCTTTTCTATATTATATCACAATGTTAAACAAAGTTCAATACTATACGGAAAAAAGGGGTTGCAAAAGCCTTAAAAATATGTTAGAATATAGATGTGCTTTTGGAGGCGAATATGAATAAAATTACAACAAAAATGGCTACCCCCCCCCCCGAATTTTGAGTTATCCACAATAAATCCAGCCTTATCTTGCATAGGGGTTTTTGCGCTCGCATTTTGTAAATTTGCGGGCGCTTTATTGCGCTTTGGGCAGGAGGTGGTTTTATGAAAAAACTCCTGCTTATTCTTGTTCCCGTTCTCGTTGTTTTTTGTTTTGCCGGGTGTTCCTCGGATTCCAACGAACAGACCTATACACGAATCGAATTAAATACAGAAAATTACGACGAATACATTTCCCTAAATTTCTATTATTCCGATTGCCAAATTGTAGCGATTGAGGAAAGCGAACTTACATCGACTTGTTCTATTTTTGGTATTGCAAACATTGAAACATCAAAAAAAATTGACTGCGTTTTTGAAGATGTTGCATTATCTTATTCGCCCGCAGATACCTCTTGGGAAATATACGGGTGGGGAAACATCACAGTCGAACTCGATATAAACGGATATTCAAAAAGCTCATTCTCTTTCTATTTTGCTGATTCTTTCTTTAATTTGCCATATTTTGGAGAACATCTACTTAAAGATATTTCTGTAAGTGGATATGTTCTTGTCCCTGTTGGTGATACGCAATGAAAATCGGTGGGATTGCGCTTATTGCCGTTGGTGTGATATTGCTCATAGAAAATACGGATTCGTTCCCATTTTCAATAGTGTTGTTTGTCGCCGGTATCATACTTATTGCCTTTGCTTTTCACAAAGAGAAAGACCCGAAGCAAATACTTCTTCAACGCTGCAATGATTTAATTGACCGATACGAAGCCACTCCTTGCAAAGCTGCTGTTATGCAAATTGCGAAAAAGATTTTGGAAAGCAACATCGACCTCGCGGAAAAAGACATCGAAAAAACAGCCCACTTTTTCCTTATGAATCAAACGGCAAAAATGCTGTCAAGCGGGCAATATCATATAGGATACGGACAGTTAAATCCTATCGGGCTTTCTCCAAGTATTCGCAAGCTACACGACAAATGCGCCGATTGGCTGTTAGAAAAAGGGTACATAACAAAAGATGAACTCAATGAGCACGAAAAACATCTACGGGAAGCCATTTCAACCGTAGGATAGAAAAAGACGACGATGTAAACCGTCGTCTTTTCTTTTTGCAATTTTCGGCAGAAAAATTATCAGTACGATAGCAATTACTTACGCCGCATATCCGCTATACTGCAAAAGCTGCGTTTTCTCGTCCGACGTAAGAGGAAGCCGATTGATATAGGATTTGACCTGGGTCTCCCCCATTGTGTTGGAATAACCAAGATAACCCATTATCATATACTTCTGCGCCGCCGTCAGCCGCAAAGAATTGATGTACGACTGTATTTTTGCCTTGCGCGTTCCGCTTATCACCCTTCCGCTATCATCGATATCTGCGGTCATTGCCCGCGCCGTTGCGACAATAAGCGCCAACTTCTCGATGTCGATTGCTTCGGCAAAAAGTATGTTCTTGTTTTCAAGGTCAACGCCGAGCAATTCTTCAACCGCAAGATTATAATAAAGCTCATAAATGAAGTTGATAGCTTTGGCTTGCACATCTTCGGTCGCGGAATAGTATTGAGACAGCGATACGAGACTTGCAACCGCCTCGTGAGCGGTGGAATAAACTTCCTTGAACTGCGAAACCTGCCTGCCCGTCAAAGCCATTTCCTCGCCGTCATAGGTAATTGTTTCGGAAACGGCTCGCGGTATCACATCATACCCCGCCTTCGTGAGTTTATCAAGCTCCTTCCTTGCGGAGGAGTTTGTGATTTCGCCGATATTCTCGTCAAGCATAACGCCGACAATAGTCGCAATCATCTCGTCATCGTCCGTCTCGATTGCTTTATTGAGGTCGGAACGATAATTTTTATTGTAGAACATATCGTCGATTTTGTATGCCGTCGAAGGACTGAATCGGTTAATCAGCCCATACCCAACATTATAAATGTTTCGCACGGGAATCCCGAATAGCTGCCCTGCGGCGTATATAACATTGCGCAAATTCTTCGCTATGTCCTCCGTGTTACCGGTCGCGATGTCCGAAGCGATGTCAAAGATATTTTGTGCGCTGTCGAGAAGATTGTTGAGCGTGGAATAAGCATAGTTATCCAGGTCGTACCCCTCGACAAGCCTCGCGTAAATATCCTTGAATATCGGCAAGCCTCCGAGAAGATTTCCCAAAGCGTCAACGGCTATTGTTTTACCGACCTCCTCCTCGTCGTCCTTGTTGTAAAGCCAACGGAAGAGTTGAGCGATGAGAGCCATAAACGCAGCCGAGACCGCAAGAGCCGTAACCGACTTGCGAACCTTGGTATTCGCCGACTTGATTTTCTTATCAAGAGACTCTATTTCGGCGCTGTCTGTTGCCGATTTGCGACGGTGTTTTAACGCGGACAATTCTCCGACGGAGTCTATAACTCTGCCGACGACCTTCATTGCGTCCGAAGAGAACATCGTCAGCGTTTTCATAATCTCGCTACCCGACCGCATTGCCGCAGACCGTTCCGTTGCCAGCGCGTTCTGTTGCGTTTCGAGAATGACCTTCGTCAAAAGCTCGCCCGCCGCCTGTTTGTTTTCCTTTGTGCCGACTTTTGCCCCTCCGTTCTTTTCGACCTGGACTTGACAAGCCCCAAACAACTTTTTGATAACAAACCTATCGACCTTGCCTATGGGCTTCATCAGCACATCGCCTACCTTCCCGACGCTGTCAATCACGCCCTGCGCCATTGCTACCGTATTGTCGTTATTGCGAACTTTGGCAAGAGGGCAATATTCGTCAACATCGTTTCCGTTGATTCCGATTCCCTTCGTAATAGAACTCACATCGAGAATACTTCCAGCGGCGGCAAACGACGATAACTGCGTAACCCACACCTTTGGATTCGCACCGAGCTGGAATTTTGCATATCCGCTACGGATAAAAGCCATTGCGCGGCTACCTTCGCCTTTCACAACGGGAATCCCTTGAATGTCGCTTATGAGTTTCTTAAAATAAGCGTCTCCCTTCTTCCAAACATCTGCACTCTCGGTCTTTACGCTCGTAGGCTTATTCGGATTATCGGAGATGTCGAGATTAAAGAGTTTATCATATTCGTCGATAGCGGAGGATAAGTTCGCATACTGCGAAACGGCGTGGATATGCCTGTCGAGCACGCTATCCAAAGCCTCGATGAAAAGCTCGCCCTTTGCACCCTTCACCGTATCTTTGTTGAAAGAAGCATTGCTCACCCTGTTCATCTCGTCAAAGAACGTACTCGTATCAACAGAATGGGCAATATTCGCGCGGCGAATCGGAACATAGTAATCTTCCAGGACGTTGGTATAGCCCTTTCTCTGCATATCGGTTTTACGTTTCGCTTCCTTACAATCCTCGTTGAACAATTTTTCAGCGATACCGATATATTCCTTATCCGTCTCGTTAAATTGCTTGGAGAGCGTGTCCCGCTGTTCCTGCGCCAAGACTTTTAATTCTTCGATAGGCAGTCCCTCGTCTGTAGCAAACCCTTCGACGCGGACAGTTTCCTTGCCGTTCTCGTAGGTAAACCCGGAATACGCAAGACCGGCAAGCGCCTGTTCTCTGTTGAGAGTCATATACAGCAGCATTGCTTGCATAACGGGGATTTCTTTGCCTTGATATTGTACTGTCCGTTTTTCAAGCCCCTTTATGTAGCTCTTATGCTTTTTGTAAAACTCCTCCAACGGCTCCCGGCGTTCCTTTTTCCCTCCAGCCCCCCCCACCACACCGCCGGGCCGGGCCGCTGGAACAA